CAGAAGATGGTTCTCCAGCTAGCACATACATTACTCCGAAGACATACTATCCAAATATATAATGGCTAGATTTGCAAAAGGTAGTAGAGCATTAGCGATCTCTGATAGATCAGGAGCAGCGTTTCCATATAGAGAAATGGTGCAAGAGTGGACAGGTGCGTGGGTACATATTTCTGAATTTGAACCAAAACAACCACAATTAGAACCACATCCAGTAGGAGCTGATCCACAAGGGTTAATGCATGCAAGACCGGCTAGAGTAGAATTTCCAGTTCAAGATCTTTTACCAGAAAATCCATTTACAACTACAGGAGCATCTCCAACTTTAAGTGTTTCTTTTCCAAATAATAAATTAAATGAAGGTACAACATATGTTAGATTTCAAGCTGTTAAACACCCAGTGGGTGGTGTTGCTATTTCAACTTTAGAATTGTCTACAACACTTAATGGAGCTATAAATGACACAGTTAATTCAATTGTATTAGCTGATGGATCAGCTTTTCCAACAGCAGGTTTTATTGTTATAGAAAAAGTTAATAGTGAAACAGGTAAATACGAAAATGAAACTATTAAATATACAGGAAGAAGCACACATACATTAACAGGATGTACGCGTGGAACTTCTGCTCCATATAAAGGTCAAGTTTTAGCTAACACAACAGCTAGCTCTCATTCTACAGGAGCTAAAGTTTATGGTTCTTATTTAGCAACTGCTATTGGAACAACATTTCAAACAGGGGCTCAACCAGCAACTAAAACACAATATAATTCTATAACAGTGCCTTTAGTATCTAATGCTACAAGCACAGCAACAGGAGGCGGTTTTCAGTGTACAATTGGACCCGTAAATGATAGAGCTTAATTATGGCATATAGTTATTCAGATTTAACAACAGATATTAGAAATTACACAGAAGTAGATGCTAATGTTTTTACTGCTGCTGTTATAAATGGATTTCTTCGTAATGCTGAACACAGAATTAATTTAGATTGTCCAATGGACTCTGACAGAATTCAATCAGAAGCACAATTTGCAACAGATTTTAATTCAATTACAATGCCTACTGGTTTATTATTTGTTAGAGGTATTCAAGTTTACGATTCAACAACAGCTACTACAGGTGAGGGAGTATGGTTAGAAAGACGTGATCAAACTTTTATATCTGAGTATGTTGGAGAATTAACAGGCACTGAAGGAGGTGTTGCAGCACAAGATACAACAGGACTTCCTAAGTATTATTCTATGTTTGGGGGTGCTACTACTGGAACTAGCACAGCTACGTCTGGAGCTATATATGTAGCTCCTACACCTGATAAAAATTACAAATATATTATTCATTATAACGCTATGCCAACTGGTTTAGAAACTAATACTAGTGGAACTTATGTTAGTAATTACTTTCCACAAGGGCTATTATATGCTTGTTTGTCTGAGGCTTATTCTTTTTTAAAAGGTCCGACTGATATGTTGACATTATATGAAGGAAAGTATAAACAAGAACTACAGAAGTTTGCAGCAATGCAACTTGGAAGAAGAAGACGAGACGATTACACGGATGGTACAATTAGAATTCCAATCGAGTCAGCGCCTCAATAATTAGGAGATTTTTTATGGCAATAACATCGGCAATATGTAATTCATTTAAAGTAGAAATTCTACAAGGCGGACACAATTTTAACGATTCAAGTGGAGCACCTACAGGTAATGCATTTAAAATTGCATTATACTCTAGTAATTCAGCAACATTAAGTAAATCAACTACAGCTTACACTGCACCTGCAGATGGTACAGCAGATCCAACTAACACTTATGAAGTAACTTCAACTTCTTCTGGATATACAACAGGTGGAAATACTTTATCAGCAAGTGCTGATCCTGTTTTATCTGGTGATACAGCATGTGTAAAATTTGCTGATACAAGTTGGGGTTCATCTGCTTCTTTTACAGCAAGAGGATGTTTAATTTACAATTCAACAGCCGTTACAGGATTTACAACTAACAGAGCAGTTTGTGCAATTAATTTTGGTGCAGACAAAACTGTTACTAGTGGAACTTTCACAATTCAATTTCCAGCACAGACAGCAGGAAACGCAATCATACAGATAGCATAGGAGGGTCATCGTGCCCAGTGTTACAGAAGGATGGGGCCGACTTACCTGGGGACAGGCAGGTTGGAATGATGCTCAAACTATTGAACAAGGTTGGGGTCGTGAAACTTGGGGTTATCAAGCATGGGGTGATACACCTATTGTTACACTTACAGGTCTTACAGCTACAACAACTCTTGGAGTTCCAGAAGAATTAATTGAAGTTAAACCAGGTTGGGGAACACTTAACTGGGGTGAAAATGGTTGGGGATCAGTTGAAAGTGCAACTGAAACTTTAACTGGTTTAAGTGCTACAACAACTCTTGGAACAGTTACTCCTGCAGACGTGGTTGGGTTAACAGGTTTATCTGCTACATCTACATTAAATTCTTTATCTTTAGTTAAGTCCGATCTTACATTTACTCTTACAGGACTAGGTTTAGTATCGTCAGAGGGATTAATATCATTAGATGATCACTCAGTAGGTTTATCTGGTTTATCTGCTACATCTGCAGTTGGATCATTAGCACCTGCAGATATAATGGGAATAACAGGTCAATCTGCTGCAACAAGTTTAGGAACTTTAAGTTTTACTTCTAATCCTCTTATTACATTAAATGCTTTAACCGTATTAGCAGCTGAATTAGGTGGTATAACAGCTTTACCAAACACTTTAGTAGACCCTGCAGGACAATCCGCTACAACAGCTATTGGCACTACAACTACAACCCAATTGTCTAATGTATTTCCAGAGGGTCAAGTTGCTACAAGTAGTGTAAATAATGATAAATTAATATTAAGATATTATGGTAGACTTGATCCTAAAGTAAGCACAGGATATACTACCAAAACGTCTAAAACTTCAGTTAGTGGATATGCAGTAAAGACGCCTAAAACTAGCACTGGATATACAGCTATTAACCCAGAATAATTATGTTTGACTTAAAACTAAATTACCAATATAAATAAAACTAATTAGGAGAATTAAACAATGGCTTCATCATATACACCTCTTGGCGTTGAATTAATGGTAACCGGCGAAAATGCTGGTACATGGGGTACAAAGACTAATACAAATTTACAAATTATCGAACAAATTACTGGTGGATACTCTGCTAAATCAATTGCTGGTGGAGTACAAACTACAGCTTTAACAGTCGTTGATGGTAATGTAACTGGATCAGGTCAGTTTAGAATGATCGAGTTTACAGGTTCCATTACAGGAAATCAAATAGTAACTATTCCAAATGACATAGAAACTTTTTACATGTTAAGAAATACAACTTCTGGAGCATACACAGTTCAATTTAAATATGCTACGGGTTCAGGATCATCGGTTACATTTGGAACTACAGATAAAGGTGATAAATTAGTTTTTGCTACAGCAAATGATGGAACTAATCCAGATATTAAAGATTTAGCAATTGGTACGACTTCACCAGCTGGAACAACTGGTCAAGTACAAATTAACAGTTCAGGCTCTTTTGGAGCAGTTGCTGAAGGAACTAGCGGTTTTGTATTAACATCAAATGGCTCAGCAGCAGCCCCAACTATGCAAGCCCCTGCGGTTTCTGTAGGAAAAGCTATTGCAATGGCAATAGTTTTCGGGTAAAAACAGTAAAGGAAAATAAATTATGGCGAACCCAAATATAGTAAACGTAACAACAATCCTGGGTGGTAACTTAGGTTGGAATCTTAGTTCGAGTGCAACTACAACTTTAATGACAGTAGATGCAGAAAAACTTGTAAAAATTAATAGAATTACAGTTGCCAATGTAGATGGCACAAATGCAGCAGATGTTTCATTATTTGTAGATGGTTTAACAACTGCCGGTGCAGCAGGAATAACTCCAACAGGTGCTGATGCCACAGTTTATTTAGCAAAAACAGTTTCAGTCCCGGCTGACGCAACGTTAGTCATTTCGGACACACCTATATATTTAATGGAAGGTGACATATTAAAAGGTGGAGCTAGTGCTGCATCTGATTTAGATTTATTTATTTCATATGAAGTATTAGACGACGCGTAGGAGGTAGACGGCTATGGCTAATGGCGGAATTATCGGACCCCCTAACGGAGTTAATCCTGAAGTAACACAATGTGCTGTTACACACACTAAAACATCATCAGGCACAATCACTACAGCAGCTTTAACAACTTCAGTAAATGTTTTAGTTGTAGCTGGAGGTGGTGGTGGAGCTAGAGATAGAGGTGGTGGAGGTGCAGGTGGTGGTTATAGATTTTGTTCTTCAGTTTCAGTTTGTGGATCTTCTCCATACGCAGTTGTAGTTGGTGGTGGAGGTGCAGCTGGTAATCCGGGAGCAAATACTGGAGCTACAGGATGTAATTCAAGTTTTGCACCAGGAACACCAATAGAAATAACATCAGCCGGTGGTGGCGGTGGAGGAACTGGAGGTGGAAGTAATACTGGAGCTGCGGGTGACGGTGGATCTGGTGGTGGAGGTGGTGGTATTGGACCAGGACAACCTGCTACACCAGGTGGATGTGGAAACACACCACCAGTAAGTCCTCCTCAAGGAAATGATGGTGGAGATGGAAATGGAACAGAATCAGGCCCTGTAAGTAGGGGTGGTGGTGGCGGTGGAGGTGCCGGTGGCACAGGTACTACTGCAACTACATCACAAGCAGGAAATGGTGGAAATGCATCTAATTCTTGGCCAGGAGATTGTACAGCAAGAGCTGGTGGTGGCGGCGGTGGTGGACAAAGTTCAGCATCAAGTGGTGGCGGTGGTGGTGGACAAGGTGGAACCACTGGACCAAGTGCAGCATCTAGTGGAACTGCAAATACTGGAGGTGGCGGTGGCGGTTCAGGAGATGGTACTGCTGGATCTGGTGGATCAGGTGTAGTTATTGTCAAAGAGCCCGCAATAGATAATCCTAAAAGTGCACCCGGTGTTTGGCAAATGAATACAGTTTATGATTTAGTAAAACAAGGATGTTGGTCAGGTTTTAATAAAGTAGCAATAGATTATTTAGTTGTAGCTGGTGGTGGTGGTGCTGGACATGATGATGGTGGTGGTGGAGGTGCTGGAGGATACAAAGAATCTTCAGGTGCTTCTACAGGATGTTATTCAGTTTCTCCATTAGGTTCAGGTACTTTAAAAGTAGTGCCAGGTCCTTATACAATTACAGTTGGAGCTGGTGGAACAGGAGCACCCAATTCTCCTGCTGCACAAGCTACAAATGGTTCCGATTCAGTATTTTCAACTATAACATCAACTGGGGGTGGTTTTGGTGGACGAAGTCCACAAGCCGCTGGTCAACCAGGAGGTTCTGGTGGTGGAGGTGCTGCAACAGCTGCAGCTGGATCAGCTAGTCCTCCAGGTCAAGGACAACCAGGTGGAGCAGCTAGTCCAGGACCTAATTTTGCTGGTGGTGGTGGAGGAGCCACACAAGCAGGTAGTGCCGGTTCAGGTACTGCACCTAGTCCAGGAGTTGGTGGACCTGGTGGAGACGGAGCAACATCAAATATTACTAATACACCAACAGCAAGAGCTGGTGGTGGTGGAGGAGGTGGTTTTGGTGCTTCTTCTCCAAAAGGTACAGGTGGAGCTGGAGGTGGTGGTAATGCAGGTTCTACTCCATGTGGAAATGGAGCTCCAGGAACAGCAAACACTGGTGGTGGAGGTGGTGGAGGTTCTACATCTCCTTCAAATAGAGATGGAGGTAGTGGTGGTTCAGGAATTGTAGTTGTTAGAGCACCAGCTACAACAACTTTAGCAGTTGCGCCATGTGCAAATAGTGTTGCAACTTTACCGGGTCCTGCAGGGTCTTATAAAGTAGCTACTTTTACTGTATCTGGTACATTGACAATAACATAAGATTAATTTATAAATATAAAATTTAAGGAGTATAAATATGGCACATTTTGCAGAATTAGAATCAAAAGTAGATCCATCAGGTTTCACTTCTGATTCACATCAAATAGTAAAAAGAGTAGTTGTTGTAGGCAATGATATTGCAGCAGGCGGCGGAACCATTGGAGACAATGACATGCATGTTGATGGAGAAACATGGTGTTCAAATTTTTTTAAAGGTGGAAGCTGGAAGCAAACTTCTTATAATCATAATTTTAGAAAACAATATGCAGGAATTGGAATGAGATACGATTCTGCAAAAGACAAATTTATAAGCCAACAACCTTATGCATCTTGGTCATTAGATGGTAATGATGATTGGAAAGCACCAATTACATATCCATCAATTATAGATGATGGTGAAGACCCACCTGTTTGGAGATATACAATAACTTGGAACGAAACAAAATACAACGCTGACAACACTAAGGGTTGGGAAGCAACAAAATCAAAAGACGACGCGGAAACCAAAACAATTTACGATTGGAACGGCACAGCTTGGGTGTCCGCATAGGAGGACACTAATATGCCAAGAGGCAGCGCAAATCAAAATGGTGGTATTTTAGGAAAAACGAATACAACTTCGTTTGGCAAAAATAAAGTTACATCAAAAACATCTTCAGGAGCAGTAACTACACAACCAGGAACTAGAATAATTAAGACAGTAGTTGTAGCTGGTGGAGGTGGTGGAGCAAGAGCTTGTGCACCAGGAACTTTTGGATCTGCTGCTGGTGGTGGAGGAGCTGGTGGTTTAAGAAATGTGGAAGTAAATGTTTGTGGTAATTCACCTTATTCAGTAACTATTGGAGCCGCTGGAGCTGGTGGTTCTACAAATAGAGGTGGTAGTGGTGGAGATTCAATTTTTAATCCAGGTGGAGATGAAGGAACTACGATGTTCACTGCAACAGGTGGAGGAGGTGGAGGGCAATCTTCTACTAACCCAGCTTTAAGTGCAGCACCCGGACTAGATGGTGGATCAGGTGGAGGACAAGGAGCTGTCCCATCACCAACTCCTGCAGATGGTGGAACAGGAAACACACCTCCTTTTAGTCCACCTCAAGGAAATAATGGTGGAAAAGGTTTAACATGCTCTAACTCTGGTGGTGGAGGTGGTGGTGGATCTGGAGCAGTCGGTGGTGATTCTCCTGGAAGTTCAGTAGGAGGTGCTGGAGGTGCTGGAACAGATGTAAGTCCAGATTTTCCCGGAGCTCCAAACTGTGGTGTTTACGCTGGCGGTGGTGGCGGTGGTGGTGGAAATCCAAGCGGACCAGGAACAGGAGGCGCTGGGGGTACTGGCGGTGGCGGTGCTGGTGGAAGCAGAACAACTGGAACAGCAGGTTCAACTAACACTGGAGGTGGTGCTGGTGGATCAGCTAACTCAGGTTCAGGAAGTGTTCCTGGAGCAGCCGGTGGTTCAGGAATTGTAGTGGTAAAAGAATTAAATAAAGCAAGTGGTGTGTGGTCAATGCAAAGTCAATTTCAAGCAAAAAAATGTGGAACATGGCCACAATTTATTGCATATGATATGGATTATTTAGTAGTCGCTGGTGGTGGTGGCGGTGGTTATCGTTTAAATGGTGGTGGTGGAGCAGGCGGATTTAGAGAATCAAGTGGAGCAAATACAGGATGTTATACAGCATCACCTTTAGGAAGTGGTGTAACAGGTTTTTTATTAGAAGAAGGCACTTATACAATTACAGTTGGTGCTGGTGGTGCTGGTGGTGTATGTGGCCCTGAAACAGGAGCCAAAGGAACTGATTCAATATTTAATGTATGTGGATCTGCACCATTAAAAATTACATCTTCTGGTGGTGGTGCTGGTGCTCCAGCTTCATCTCCTTTAGGACAAGGAGGATCAGGAGGTGGTGCAAAAGTATCATATGGTCCTGTTCCAAGAGCAGGTAATACTCCTCCAGTAAGTCCACCTCAAGGAAATGCTGGTGGTGAAGGTATTGATTCAGGTTCTGATAAAGCTTCTGGATCTGGTGGAGGAGCAACAGCCGCTGGTGGATCAGCAGCTTCTCCTATGAATCCAGCCCCTGCAAGAGCAGGTGGAGCTGGTGCTACTACAAATATAACTAATTCTTCTGTAACATATGCAGGTGGAGGTGGTGGTGGAAATGAAGCACAACCAGTTACTCCAGGTGGAGCAGGTGGTGGTGGAAATGGTGGTGTAGGTGGGCCTTCAGATACAAATACAACAGCTGGTACAGCAAACACTGGTGGTGGAGGTGGTGGAGGTGGTTGTGGATCAGCTCCTGCTGACGTTTATAATGGTGCGGCTGGTGGATCAGGAATAGTTGTTACAAGATTTCCTTCAACAAGTTGTGTTTCAGTAGCCCCAGGAACTAATAGTGTTGCAACACTACCGTCGCCAGCGGGTGGATATAAAGTTGCTACATTTACCGTTTCAGGAACATTGACAATTTCATAGGTAATGTTATATTAAGTTCATAAAGACATATGAACCTTACAAACTATTATTGGTATTTTCAATCAGCAGTTCCTCATAGAATTTGTGATGATATTGCAAGATATGGAAAATCTATACAAGATCAAATGGCAGTTACAGGTGGCTATGGTAATAAAAAATTAAATCAAAAACAAGTTAACGATTTAAAAAAGAAAAGAGATTCAAATATTGTTTGGATGAATGATAGATGGATATATAAAGAAATTCAACCTTATATTCATCAAGCAAATGCTAGTGCAGGTTGGAATTTTCAATGGGATTTTTCTGAGTCTTGTCAATTTACAAAATATGTAAAAGGTCAATACTATGACTGGCACTGTGATAGTTGGGATAGACCTTATCAACGAAAAGAAGGCGAGCCTGATCATGGAAAAATTAGAAAATTATCCGTAACTGTTACATTATCTGATCCTAAAGAATATAAAGGTGGAGAATTAGAATTTGATTTTAGAAATTTAGATCCTGATAAACCTAGAAAACCTGTTAAATGTAAAGAAATATTACCTAAAGGATCTTTAGTTGTGTTTCCTTCGTTTGTGTGGCACAGAGTATGTCCCGTTAAAAAGGGAGAAAGAAAAAGTTTAGTAATATGGAATTTAGGATGGCCATTTAAATGAAAAAGAAAAAAAATAAAATAAAAAAAAATAAAGATTTAAGTTATCCTAAACAACTACAAAGAGAAGATATTTTTAAATGTCCTATTTGGTTTGCCGATGAACCAGCTTTTGTTGATGACTTAAATAAAGCATCAGATAAATATATTGCAGAATCTAAAAAAACATTAAAACCAACTATTGATAAACGTAACAAAAAATATGGTGACAAAGGTGATATGGGTCATGTATTTCATTCAACATCATTAATAGGAGACCCTAATTTTAATCAATTAATAACTTATATAGGCGCAACATCACATAACTTATTAAATGAAATGGGTTTTGATTTATCTAATTATCAAGTGTTTACTACAGAAATGTGGGTACAAGAGTTTGCTAAAAAAGGTGGTGGACATCATACATTACATACACATTGGAATGGTCACATATCAGGTTTTTATTTTTTAAAAGCTGGTGAAGAAACATCACTTCCAATTTTTGAAGATCCACGACCAGGCAATATAATGAATCTTTTACCAGAAAAAGATAAAACAAAAGTAACTTACGCAAGTTCACAAATAAACTATGGTGTAAAACCTGGAAGAATGATATTTTTTCCTTCTTATATGCCACATCAATATGTGGTAGATATGGGTTATAAACCATTTAGGTTTATACATTGGAACTGCCAAGCAATACCAAAAGGAGTATTAAATGTCGTTCAAAAATAATAAATACACAGTATTAAAAAAAGCTATTTCACCAGAGTTAGCACACTTTGTTTATAAATATTTTTTAAATAAAAGAAATGTTGCAAGAGTATTGTTTGATTCTAAATATATGTCACCATTTACAGAATACTGGGGCATATGGAATGACGATCAAGTACCTAATACTTATTCACATTACGGAGATATTGCAATGGAAACTTTATTACAAGAAGTAAAACCTGTTATGGAAAAACACACTGGCCTTAAATTAAGTCCTACATATTCCTATGCAAGAATTTATAAAAAAGGAGATATTTTAGCTAGACATAAAGATAGATATTCTTGTGAAATATCTACCACATTAAATTTAGGCGGTGATCCATGGCCTATATATTTAGACCCTACAGGAAAACAAGGTCAAGCTGGTGTTAAAGTAGATCTTAAACCAGGTGATATGTTAATATATTCTGGTTGTGATCTTGAACATTGGCGAGAAGAATTTATGGGTAAAGATTGTGGACAAGTATTTTTACATTATAATAGAGCTAATTCTAAAAATGCTAAAGAAAATTATTTAGATAAAAGACCTTTATTAGGTTTACCTGCCTGGTTTAAAGGCACTCAGTTGACAAAAAATAAAAAATAGTTTATAAAATAAGCTTGCAGGGGGATGATCCACCACAGATTCCCTCTGCTTTAAATCTATTGAAATCACTCACAATCTGATATAACACCTAGTAAACAGGTTTTTTATATGCTACAAAAATTAGGGTTTTTACCAGGATTCAATAAACAAGTTACATCTACCGGCGCCGAATCTCAATGGACAGGCGGTGAGAATGTACGTTTTAGATATGGTACGCCTGAAAAAATAGGTGGTTGGACTCAATTAGGAGAGTCTAAACTTACAGGTGTAGCAAGAGGTTTACATCATTTTGTTAATACAGCTTCTACTAAATTTGCAGCCATAGGAACTAATAGAATTTTATATGTATATTCTGGTGGAGTATACTATGATATTCATCCTTTAGTTAATCCATCAGGCACAGCTATTACAAATGCTTTTAGCACAGTTAATAACGATCCAACGGTTACTATTACATTTCCTACCTCACATAGTTTTGTAGCGGGAGACATAATTTTATTTGGTAATGCTTCTACATTCTCAGCTATTACTAACTCTAATTTTGGAGCTGCTGATTTTGCTGACAAAAAATTTATGGTAACATCTGTACCTACTGCAACCACAATTACTATTACTATGCCAAGTAATGAAACTGGAAGTGGTGCAACTACTTCTGGAGGTATTACTTATTATCAATATTATCATGTAGGACCAGCAGAACAAGTTGGAGCGTTTGGTTGGGGTATAGCATTATGGGGTGGAAGTGTATTAGGATCAGCCACTACAACATTAAATGGAGCATTAGCTGATGATACTAATGGTAATAATTCATCAGCCACAGAAATTACATTAGCTAGTGTTACAGGATTTCCTACAACGGGAACTAATTATGTTCAAGTAGGTGCTGAAGAAATATCTTACACAGGAATAACTGGTTTAAAATTAACAGGAATTACTAGAGCAGTAAGAGGTTCAACTAGATCTTCACATTTAAATGGTGCAACTGTAACTAATACTTCTAGCTGGACTGGATGGGGATCACCAGCAGCTAACACTGATAAAGTAACAGATCCTGGTTTATGGTCATTAGATAATTTAGGTACAACGCTTATTGCTTTAATTCATAATGGAGAGTGTTTTGAATGGGATGGTGATGCAGCTAATGCTACAGCAAATAGAGCTACTATTATATCAGGTGCACCAACAGCATCTCGTGACATGTTAGTATCAACTCCTGATCGTCACTTAGTATTTTTTGGTACAGAAAAAACTATTGGAGATAAATCAACACAAGATGATATGTTTATAAGATTTTCTTCTCAAGAAGATATTAATGACTACACACCTACAGCAACCAATAGTGCTGGTACACAAAGACTGGCCGACGGATCACGGATCATGGGAGCTAAACTCGGTAGAAATGCAATTTATGTTTGGACAGATACTGCATTATTTACCATGCGTTTTGTGGGTGGTGACTTTGTTTTTGCTTTTGAACAAGCAGGAACTAACTGTGGATTAATTGGTATGAATGCAGCCGTAGAGGTAGATGGTGCTGCATACTGGATGTCTGAAAATGGTTTCTTTAGATTTACCGGTAAACTAGAATCTATGGATTGTTTAGTGGAAGATTATGTTTATGATGATTTAAATACAACATCTAATCAATTAATTTACGCAGGTATTAATAATTTGTTTGGTGAAATTACTTGGTTTTATCCAACGTCTACATCTAATATAGTTAATAGAGCCGTTACATATAGTTATTTAGATTCAACAGCTAAAAGACCTATATGGTTTACTAATGCAAGTAGTTTATATCCTAGAAGCACTTGGGAAGATTCTGCTGTATTTGGTTTACCTCATGGAACAAAATACAATCCAGACAATGATACATCTTTTGATGTAACTGGAAATACAGATGGAATTACAATTTATTTTGAACATGAAACAGGAGTTAATCAATTAGAAGCAGGAGCTATTACAACAGCCATACCGGCTAATATTACTTCTGGAGATTACGATATTACACAAAAAGTTATTAGAGGAGCTGCAACTAATTTAGGTGATCTTAGAGGTGATGGTGAAAATATTATGAGAGTAAGCCGAATTGTTCCGGATTTTATTGCACAACAAGGTAATACAATTGTACAATTAGATTTAAGAAATTATCCTAACAATGCAGCAGCTAGTTCATCACTTGGTCCTTTTACAATAACATCTTCTACAACAAAAGTAGATACAAGAGCAAGAGCAAGAGCCATAGCTCTTACTGTATCTAACACAGCTGTTGATACTAGTTGGAAATTAGGAACTTTTAGATTAGATATAAGTCCAGGAGGAAGAAGATAATGGATCAAGTATATCAATTAGCTTTACAATTTGGACAAGGTAAACTTACTGAATTTGGAATAAAAAAAGCAATGGAAATATTAAATTTAAATCAACCAGACGAAAACATTGTTCCTGAAACTGCAATTAGTATAGGTGGTCTAAATTTAAATCCTAAAGACATGCTATTAAGAGCAGGACTTAAAAAAGCTATGACTGGTGGAAGTCTTAGTGGTATAATGGGTCCTGCAGCATTGCTAGGAGGAGCTATTTTTTTAGGTAATGCTTTTAATCCTTTAAATCCAAATGCAAGAAACTATAGTCCTAATCTTGCAGGTCAAATAGATTATCTATCAGGACAAGGTATGATTGGTAGAAATGTAAAAAGTAATGCATTACAATATGGACCAGAGTCAGTCTTAAGAGGTAAAAATGTAATATCAGGTTTTGGAACTAATAACTATCAAATAGCTTTAGACAAATATATTAATAAACTTCAAGAAAGAAAAGATAAAGGAAAAAAAATAAATGATAAAATGTTAGAAAAAGCATTAAAAGAAAAAGGTGATTTTTTTGAATATAGAGCAGATATAAGAGAAAAAGCTCGTCAACCAAAAATAACTTACACACCACCTAATATGAAAGATATTGCTGGCAATGGCGGTAAAAGTGCTCCAAAAGGAGTTGATGCAGGAACGGCTAACGTTCAAGATTTTGCCGATATTTATTCTTATGGTGGTAGAGTAAATTATTCTAAAGGAGGCATCGCAAGTTTATGGCCAAGATAGTACAAACATTAACAAGAGCAAGTGCAGAATACGAAGAAGACGTAGCACAATCTTTGATTAGAGATTTAGACGCTGTACTAGAAAAATTAAATACATCGTTTCAACAAGAATTAAAACAGGAGATAGAAGCTAAAAGTTTCTTTTTAGAATAATGGCAGTAGTAAACCAATATAAATTTTATGGTAAAGCAACCACAGCAGCTGAAACAGTTAATATGTTGTCTCCAGCAGTTAATGAAACTATAATTATTAAATCATTAAGAGTAACTAATAAATCTGGTTCTAATACTCCTACAATAAGTATTACAAATAATGGATTTTTTATTATTAATACACAACAATTAGCAACGAATACTAGTGTGGAAATACTTACACTTCCTTTAATAGTAGAGGGAGGAACTATTTTAAAATCTATTACAGCTGGCACAATGAGTGACGGTGTAGATATAGGCATTAGTTATTTAAACATTAAAAAAGAGGTAACAACATAATGAACGATATACCAGTGATAACACCAGAAAAAATAATAACTACAATTACAAATAAAAAAACGGGAGAAGTGTATGAGTCTGAAGAAGCTTTAAAAGCTGCAAATATTCCTTTAGAAGATGTAAAAAGAGATGTGACAGTTATCATGCCTCCTCTTGATTTAATAGGAAAAACAAAGTAGTATGAGAAACTCTATAAAATAAGGCAATTATGGCAATAACAGATATATCAATTTCAGAAGAACTAATGACCGACGCACCTTCTATTAAATACAGAGGTGATGAAGGTCCTAAGTCACCAGAAAAAGAAAAGCAAATGATGGTCGATGCTTTATTAAAAGAAGAATATGACAAATATATTTATGATTTATTAGAACAAAGACCTGATGCAACACCTATGTCATTTGAAGAATTTAAAAGAATGGTTATTGCAGAAGGTATGATGAGCGGTGGTAACCCATTACCAGAAGATCCAACTAAACCGGTTAACCCTTTTCAACCAAAACCAATAGGACCAGTGCTACCAGACAAAAGAGAAATGGCAGCGTATGGTGGTATCATGGGTGCCGATGGTAGAAAACAATATGGTATTGGATCTTACTTTCAAAAATTAAAAGATAAATTTGTAGATGATATTATTCCTAATGAGATAAAAGATAATCCTTTATTAACAGGTGCTCTTATAGCCGGTGGTTATGATCTTACTAGAGACAATTCTTTAATTAAAAGAGGTCTTGGTGGCGTAACAGATTTTCTTTTAGGTAAAAAATCACAGTCTAGCACTTCAGATGGAGGAACTGTTTACGAAGGAGATAGAACAGGTGGTGCATTAAAAACAATTTCAGATATTAAAATTGGCGATAGCACATTGGGTGAAAGTATAAAAACAGGTATAGCTAAAAATATTGTACCAATAGTCGGTGGTATTGGAGCAGGTTTGTTTACTAAAAACACAGAGTCTGACACACCAGGTTTACCAAGTGATAACACAGCATTACAATTAGCT